TTGGCAAGCAATGGCTTAACGTCCATATTGAAATGTGGAAGGAAGACTTTGAAAAAGGTTATCTTCGCAAGCAAGAATTATACGATGATCCATTATTTCCACATTGGTGGTTGGACAGCGTGTTTAAGAAATAATGCCCCTGTACGCTAATTGGTAGTGCGGATAGACTTAAAATCTGTTGGTTGGCGGTTCGAATCTGCCCAGGGGTACCAATTCAGTTCCTTAGTTCAATGGTAGAACGCTACCTCGACACGGTGAAGACGAAAGTTCAATTCTTTCAGGAACTACCATATCTGGCGTTCGTATAGTGGAAAATACAGGAAGCTTCTACCTTCTAAACAGCAGTTCGATTCTGTTACGCCGGACCACACATCTCGCTATAGTTCAACGGATAGAATAGAAGTTTCCTAAACTTTTGATCCCTGTTCGATTCGGGGTGGCGAGACCAACTGCTCTTGTAGTTAAATGGTATAACACAGTCTTAGTAAGACTGGATAGAAAGTTCGATTCTTTCCCTGAGCACCACTTGACACACACGCAGAACGATGCTATAATATATGCTTATGTTAAGCAATTAACACTGTTCTTTAAAATTGTAAAAAAGCATTTGCGAGTGTGGTGAAATAGGTAGACACAAGAGACTTAAAATCTCTCGCTTTAATCGGCGTGCCGGTTCGATTCCGGCCACTCGCACCATATATAAACACACTTACTCAACGCCCGATTAGTAAGGGAGATAGCGACTAGAAGCTGAAGAAGAGTTTAAGAGTGTGTTTTTATATGGTTAGGAAGGTGGGATTAAAAGCGTCCATCCTCTAAGGAGTAGGGCCTAGATATAGTCTAGGAAGTAAAAGGTCACCCCGTAACTGGTAAGGATTAATTCCCTTTTAGCGTAATAGCACACCTAACATTTTATTTGTCCCATTCATCTAGAGGCCTAGGATAGTACCCTTTCACGGTATTCACAGCGGTTCGAATCCGCTATGGGACGCCAATAGTTTTTCCCGCAGTAGCTCAAGGAGAGCAGGTCGTTTTATAAGCGATTAATCTAGATAAGGTCCAGGATGTGGTTCGATTCCACACTGCGGGACCATTGACAGTTTATAAATATCCTGTTACAATAGTTTTATGCCCCGGTGGTGAAATTGGTAAACACAGCGGTCTTAGAAGCCGTAAGCTGAGAGTTCGAGTCTCTCCCAGGGCACCACAAATAAAAAGGAGTAGGTATGAAATCAAAAGATGTTTTAGATCGTGCCTATGGCAACATTCCTAGAGAATGTACTCCTAGTTTTGAAATCTGGACAACATATCGAGGTTTTCGATATTACTGGCTTATGTTTATTCGTAAGTTTACAAGATGAAAATACAATGGGCTGATAGTGATAATGGGAGCACAGTGGCTTTGCAAGCCTCGGGTGGGAGTTCGATCCTCCCTCGGTCCACCATATAAAGGAAATTAACATGAGCAAAGGTAGCAGACCTCGTCCATATAGTGTTAGTCAGAATCAGTTTAGTAATAACTATGATGCAATTTTTCGTAAGCCCGATCCTCGCACAATAGAAGATCAGAAAAATGAAGATGAAGCGTTCGAAGAGATTGCTAAAAGATCAGAAGTTAAAGACTCAATCCAAGGCGGTTAATAAATAATTTTAATGCCGGTTTAGCTCATTTGGTAGAGCGCCGCTCTTGTAAGGCGGATGTGGTCAGTTCGATTCCGACAACCGGCACCAGTTTTAGGTTAATTACAGCTATCAAAAATATGGCGACTGCTAGGTCACTAAACTAGTATTAACCTGTTGAAAACCCGTGATCCCGTACACGTAATAAACGGGGGTGGGGCAGTCACCATAGAGAGTGCTAGGTTTGTAGTGCAATGACCATCCGTACTCTGTGGTGGAGTGGCGGGAACGCATTAGGTGAGGTATAACACCTTTCCAAAAGAATAAATGTTATGGACAGAGTAACAGCTCAGTTTAGGGCCTATGTGGTGTAGGTAGCTAGACACTTTATTGAAACAGATTGCATCTTGTATGGCTCGCAAAATTCGAGACTCCCAGCTGGTGTAGTATGTTTCAATAAAGTATGCGGGGTTCGTATAGTGGTAATACCTTAGCCTTCCAAGCTAAAGCGAGGAGTTCGATTCTCCTACCCCGCTCCAGAAATAGTATGCCTGGTTGCGTAGAGAGGTTATACGTCTCCTTTACACGGAGAGCGATGACAGTTCGAGTCTGTCACCAGGTACCAAGTTTAGTAAGATGTATGGTTTGACCACAACGCCACGTGACAAGGTAAGACATCTGAAGTGTAAGTAGCAGGTTTGGTCATGCTTACACACTAATTAGTTTATTCTCGGTATGGTGAAATGGTATCACTCTGCGTTTGGGACGCAGGAGCGTAGGTTCGATTCCTGCTACCGAGACCATTAGTTATCGCGGAGTAGGGGAGTTCGGTCGTCCCCGCTAGTCTCATAAGCTAGAGATCGGTGGTTCGAATCCATCCTCCGCAACCATTTTTTTAACGTAAAGGTATATATGGCTATTAAACAACTAAGTCGCGGTACAACAATTGACACTGAAAAATGTGTAGAAATGGTTGGAGGAAATCGATTCGACATGGTACTAATTGCATCCACTAGGGCCAGAGAATTATCACGACAACATCGTCATGCTGAAAACAAAAGTCAGTTAAATGCACCTGTGGCTGCTTTACTTGATATTCAAGAAGGTAGGATAGGCCGAGAATATCTAAAACGGATTCGTTAATTCAACATGAATAATATTCCTGCCTTATGTATTGATGACTTTTACAGTGATCCAGATAGTGTTCGAGCACTTGCACTAAAGCAGGAATATTCAGTGCCGGTAGAAGGCAACTATCCGGGAAAGCGAACAAAACGCTTAGATGAATTAGATAAGAATTTTTTTAATCAATTTTGTAATAAACTACTTTCGGTATTCTTTGATTTAGATTCTGAATCTATTAGCTACGAAATAGACACAAGTTTTCAATTGATACCGTCTGTTGATCCTAATCCAATGTCTCCAAAGAATATGGGTTGGGTTCATTATGATGAAAATGTTATTTTTGCCGGAGTTATTTTCTTAACTCCTAAAATAGATTTAAATTGTGGAACTTCTATTTTTAAATTAGTTGATAAAGAAAAATTAGATCTATCTAATGCTAAAAAAGATTTTTATAAAAATGGTATAGATTCTGATTATGATAACCGTATTCAAAGGCATAGGGATGCATATATTGAAACAATTAGATTTAATAATGTCTACAATCGATTAATTGCATTTGATTCAAGTTCTGCTCACGGCGTAAACAGTTATTATTCAGATTCTGATCTTAGATTAACACAGGTCTTTTTTGTGACAAAAATAGGCACTAACACAAAACCGCCTATACTAAGACAAAAAAAATATCTTTAATGCGGGTATGATGTAATGGTAGCTTGTGACCTTGCCAAGGTTAGCGTGAGAGTTCGATTCTCTCTACCCGCTCCAAACAACACGGCCCCACCCAATGGAATGTAATTCTACGGTGAGGTTTTTCTTTTGGCGTTATAAAGGCGTTCTTTTATTTCGTTATGGACAATATAGTCTGTAGATGCAAGCCTTGCCAACCACCCAGATAATAATCCACGTTGATAGATCAACGATTCCATTTTATCGCCTTTATAACAAAGTTCGAGTAACTCGTCGATCTCTTGTTGGATTTCTTCAAGATGAGTTTTTGGCTTCATAATATATATTTATAGGTTGACAAACTGGTAAAACCATGCTATAATATATACATAGCAAGGAGTAATATAATGGAATTTCTAGTTGAAACTCGTAGCGTAAAGAAACGTAAATTCATAGAGGCAATTTTGCCTTCTATGATTAAACAACTTAAATTGGAAAACAGCAAAAAAGTTTTGCTGGTTCGAGTTGCCAATGAGTGTGATGGTCAAGGAATGACCATGCCATTACATGGATTAGATGCCTATGTTGTAGTTGTTAAGCCAGGTTGGTTTGCCGACATGGGTGTAACACTTGCACACGAAATGGTCCATGTACGCCAAATGGCCAAAGGTATTCTTAAAGTTGAAAATGGTGTTAATTACTGGCGTGGAAAGAAATACGGCAAGAAGACTAAGTATTTGGATATGCCTTGGGAACAAGATGCGTTTTCAAAGCAGGAACTTATTTTTAGGAGGGCCGTAGAATAATGGAAATTTCAAGAGCAGAACAAAGTGTTATAAAATATAACCAAGAACAGTACCGCTTGGATCAGGCTCGTTTAGAAAAACAGCGAGAACAAGATTACGCCAAAAAAATTGAAGAACGCAGACTTGACCAGGTCATAGCGGAACGTGTAAGTAGAAACCTTCGTTTAGATTTAGACAAAGGTCGTCACATTGATTTAGAATGTTAGGAGGCATTATGCCATGGATTGAAAATGTAAGTCTAGGAGATATTCCTAGGGGGCGGCATCACAATGCCGGCGAAAATAGTATGCTGATTCAGATTGTGGATCCGCCCGGAGACTTCCCTACCCCTATGCACAAGTTCAAAGAAGTTCATCAATTTCAATTTTTGGATGTTGAAGAAAAGGACGAAGTGCTAGAAGAAGCTATGAAGTGCAGTCACGAGCAGGCTGCAGAACTTGTTCGACTGTTACAACACGCTCTAGCCAATCGAATGAATGTAGTTGTTCATTGTGTAGCAGGTGTTTGTCGTAGTGGGGCGGTCTGCGAAGTTGGTGTTATGATGGGCTTTACTGATTGTGAAGGTTTTCGTAGTCCTAACCTGTTAGTCAAGCATCGCATGATGAAGGTGCTAGGCTGGACCTATGATGAAAACGAGCCTCATACTATTAATGGTGTAACTCTTGAGTCTGGTTTGATCATTCCTAAGAAAGCAATAGATTGGACCAACGACAATGAGAAAGTTTTTACATTGGCGGCAGAACGTCGAGAACGTAGATTAAAAAGAAGATGAAATTTAATGTATAAAGTTTTAAGTAAAAATAATTTAACTTTAAATGCATGTACGACCCTAGATGAAGCACTGTCGTTTGCTAAAACAGTTGGTACCTTTGTAACCATCAAAGGCAGCGACTTTGAAGTATGCGGAATATTTGGAGTCGACGAAGTAAAAGACCCCAACTATAACGGTTGGATTTTAAGAAAGAAAGGAGGGCAAGATGCCTAGTGTATTTTTAGTTAGCGACACGCATTTCGGACATACCGGCGTCTGCCGCTTTACACGCAACGATGGTGTTACAAAGTTACGTCCGTGGGACTCTGCTGAGGAAATGGACGAAGCTATGGTCAAGGCGTGGAACGACAGGGTAAAACCCACTGACAAAGTTTATCATTTAGGTGACGTTGTTATTAACCGTAAGGCATTGAGAATCCTACATCGTTTAAACGGCGACAAGGTATTGATCCGCGGTAATCACGACATCTTCCGTGATGACGAGTATAGGACTTACTTCCGTGAATTACGTGCTTATCACGTTATGAACGGAATGATCTTAAGTCATATTCCGTTACACAGTGACTCAATGGGACGCTTCGGAGTTAACATTCACGGACATACTCACGCAAATCGTGTGAAAAAGGCCCGTGGTGTTGATGCTAAGACCGGAGAAGTTTTATACGGTGATGAGAACGATGTTAGATACCACTGCGTTTGCGTA